AATTCAAATCAAATTCTGAACTATGGTTGAGAGATGGTTTACCTAATTTCTTAATCATCAATATATTCATGTGATAACTCTGGTCTGCCCAGTATTCGGAACACCACTTGACTGTATCGCGTAGACTATCAACGGTCTCATATGGAAGTCCAGATATCAATGATATGTGTCCCTTATAAAATCCAGCATTTTTCAGAAAGTATTCTTTAACTTCTAATAGTCCATCCTGTATCCTACCAGTATTCATCCCCTTACCGACAGATTTAGCTGCCTTGTGGTTCATACTTTCAATACCGTAGAAATGAGATGTAATTCCCATCTTAATTAGGTTGTCCCAATCTTTAGGACGCGAAGCGATTAAATCACCACGAATATACGCGGTCATCTTTGGTTGGAATGGAAGTTTCTCTATTACATTAGCAAACTTCTCAATCTTCTGTGGACTATCATTGAATGTTTCATCTAGGACAATATAATGTTCTGTTCCCCACTTATCATAGTTCTCTAACATCTCATCATAGACACTTTCTGCTGTACGAGAGTAATCACCCTTGACACCCAGTATCGGGAAACTACAGAACTTACATTTAAACTTACATCCACGGGCGAACTCCAAAAGAAGTATTTCTCTTGGGTTTATATAATCTGTTTCTTGGTATGAGACTGTTAAGTCATCTTTGGGGAAAGATATGTAATTCTTATATGCATTTATTGTGTTAAGTACATGTACTGGTTCTGGGCCACCATCGAAATGTTTCATCAATTCCAACATGGCATATTCACCATAACCATAGACATACCAATCCATGTCTAGACTACGCATACTATCGTTTTGACTACCAACAACACGCGGTATATTTGGGTACTCTTCCTTTAACCATTGTACCAGTTCTTTTACAACTGGACTATCTAAAAAGAATGTAGAACCAAATCCAAAGAACTTACAGTCACCAGCGATTGGTCTAAGATATTGTTTGAGTTGTTCTATTTTCCATCGGTGAACATAATCTATAACTTCAACATTGTAACCATTCTGCCTCAAAAAAGTAGCAATCTTGTGACCGCCTGAACTTCTTCTTATTGAGATGTTTCTTGAATCTTCTTTATGAATTGACCCAGCAAAATCCTCTAGTTGTCCACCAAATATAATTCCATCCATAATTTCTGCCATAAAAAAAGGGGCGACACTATTTATGCCGCCCCTCGCATAACTTAATCTTAGATATTAACTATCGTCAGCAAGTTTTGCAAAGTACGACATTGCATCGTCATCATTATCTGAAGCATTGGAGACTACCTTTGTTTCAGCATGTTGTTTCGCAAACAAGTCATCTTCTATGTCGCCTGTCTGGGCTGCAACAGTAGAAGCATTAGGAACCTTGCTTGCACCTTGAAGAACCATATCCAATTTGGATTTTAGGTCTTCATAAGACTTGAAGTTAGATGGGTCTACAATCTCTGCAAGAGAGTGTTGTTTCTCCCAAATCGCCTCAATCGCATCATCAGCAGCTACTGGTGATGGCGTAGATTCAAACTCCGACTTGTCATAGTTTCGGAATCCCTCAACTTGACGAATCTTCAGTTTGAAGTTTCTGCCTTCCCAGAAATCAAAAGGATTTACTGGAGTTTCATCTTCAAATTCTGGCTTTAACAAGTCTTGAATTTTGTCGAAGATTTTTTTACCATAACGATAAAGGTATACATTACCTTCATTTTCTGGATTTGATGGGTCTTTCACAACAACAATGTTGGAATAAAAAGACTGCCTACGCTTTTGTTTGCGAGCAATGTCTTTGTTAGACTCAACACCGCTATTCCACAATTCGCTGTTCAATTCAGAAACAGGGTCTTGTTTTCCTAGAGTTGTGAGAGAGTTTTCGATATACCACTTCCCAGTAGGGCCTTGGAATCCATGTGTCCAGAGTCTTGCCCAATATTGGTCTTCACCTTTTACTGGGGGCAAAAATCGGATGACGGCATACCCATTGCCAGCTTGGTCAACCGTTGGTTTCCATTCTCTACCGTCATCATTAGACTCGGTAGTGGTAGTAGACATCTTCTCAACTTGGTTAAGAAGGGTGTCAAAATTTCCACGCGATTTGCGTAGTTCTTCTAAAGAATTAAACGACATATATTTTCTCCTGTGTGCGTTATATTGGTTTATGTTTGCGTTGTATTTTACTTTTTTTATCTAAAGCGTCCAAGAACTCTTCAGATTCATACATGTCCTCATTATACATGAGATGCGAGTATTTGTCAAGTCTAGTTTTATCTTCACTAGGTACTCTCCGCATACGCTTCTCATCATCCAGAGGGCGTAGTTTCCTACTCATAATGTACACTCCTATTTATACAGGTTTTTGAGTAAGTATTTTAGCGACTTCTCTCATAGAGTCAGTCACCTTTACAAACGGGCGATACTTCTTCACTAGTAGTACAACATCTTCTAATAAGATATCATCCGTTTCCTCTACAAAATTAAAAATCTTATCTAGTATAACAAGAGTTTCAATTTCGATCATTGTACCAAAGTATAGACGAAAAGTCAAGCCCTGTTTTCCATTTTTTTCAAAAAAAGCGCCAACTTTTTGCTTTTCCATCTCTAGTACTATCTTAGATACATCTCTTTTGAAGAGATATTCTCTTTGATTCTTTTTTACCTTCCAATCTTCGTATCGTTTGGATGCCTGTATATCAAACAATCCACCCCATCGTTCTCCAGATACAAAGTTTGCGACTAAGAAATCTATTATTTCCTCGCGTTTATAATCCCTAGCAAGTTTCTTTATAGATACCATATCCTTTCTTTTCTTGAAAGTTTCTGGTTTTACTCTAACCTTACCCTTATACTTCACTACATCATATGACTTGGTAGTAAAATGAAGTTTAATCGCTAGGTATAGTTTATAAACTTCATAGGGTTCAATCATATTGGTAACTTACAAGACTTCTGTCCCTTAACTAAGTTAAGACCAATTGCTTCTGCTTTGATTTTTTCCTTTAGAGATGCTGTGAGTAATTTTTTAACACTCTCTATCTCTATTTCATTTCTGGTGCAATATTCCACAAGAACATCTATATAGTTTCCAGCTGATACTGCTTGTCTTTCTATATGTTGAGAGAACTCTGCTGATGTATGAAATTCTTTCGTAACCATGAATACATCACTAAGTTTCTCCTTTTTTTCTGCGTCATTGTCCACTATCAGTTTTGGCATATTTCTTTTCCACTTTTCTTAAATCTTTGTTTACATTATGTAATATTCGTTCTTCCTCAAAATCACTCTTCCATTTTTTAACATAACTGATAACATCATATTCAGCTTCGATATATGGGTCTGCACATTCAGTAACTTCTGCCTCACCCTTCTTGTCAAATTCATGAACAATAGAGTGGTCAAATGCTTTTGCTAAATCCATAATACTAACTGGGTTTCCAGAACCAAGATGTACATGTTTTGGTTTATTCTTAGAAGTTAACAACTGAATAATACCATCGATTACATCATGGATATGAGTGAAGTCTCTTTCCTTTTTACCGCTACCGAATATTCTTAGAGGTTGGTCACTCTCTACGCATTTTTTAAATGCTCGAACTACTGTACTATGTTCTCCATAGTCAGCTTCTCTTGGCCCATATACATTATAAAAATATAACATATGATATTCCAATCCGAATCTTTTGCGATAAAGTTCTAGTAATTCCTCATTCATACTTTTTGAAAATGTATAAGGATTATCGTGATGGTGAAGAAATCGAGTACTAGAAGAGGCAGCGAAAAACAAAGGAATTCGTTCTCTCCTCGCGTACTCAGCAACGACCATTGTTGAATTAAAATTATTCGTAATAGTCCCAAATGGGTCAGTCTGTGATAACCTAATTCTAGGCGTGGCGGCTAAATGAAATATTGCGTCAAATTTCCCAACTGGGATTGCTGAAGCAACATCTTGATGTAGATATTTCACATTAGCAGTATCGATTTTGACTTTGCCGACTCTCATATCATCTATTACAAGAACATTCTGACCATGCATGGTCAATGCTTCTACTAAATGTGAACCTATAAACCCACATCCACCTGTAACAATAAAATTATGAATCTTGTCAGTCATCAATAACTCGTATAAAAAATGTGACTATCTATTTTCGTTGTCATCGCCATATGTTGCGCCCAAACTGGTTCTACATAATCCGCGTGGTAGAACAAACTACCCTTTGTATTATCTTGTACTTTACCGAACCAAACATTTATCGCCAGTTCAATGATTTCTTCATATGTGTCGAAATCAAGTACTATGTCGGGTTTACCGTCACAGTACCAACTAAATTGGCATCCATGTCTTATCGGAACCAGTTTATCTTTATCCTTCCAAGAGGGTCTATGTTTTCCTTGATAAACGACACCACAAACCGTGTTTGGATATGCTTCACTCGCCACGCGATTTAGGGTAACGAAAGCAACTGCAAGTTGCCCTTCAGAGCTTTCGCCCCTAGCTTCGTGATAAATGTTAACCGCAAGACAAGCAATTTCCTTTTGTGAATGAACTCTTTCAAGTTCAAGATGTTGGAATTCCTTGTCGTTAACAACATAGTTGTCAGCACTTATGGGCCATAACAAAAGCGATATCGCTGTTAAGGCTGTTAAAAACCAAGTAGTCATATGACTTTGTTGGGTTAGAGCGGTATCTTGTCAAATAATGTGTCAAGAAAATCCAACCAACTTTTTCGGTCTTTAATCCATGCACCAACTACTACACCTATTACAAGTCCTGTAATTAACCACATATCTTCCTCCTTCTCTTTGAGAATATAAAGGACAGTATTCTGGTGCTAGGAACTGTCCAAAAACCCCGAGCGATTCTACGCCGCTAAAGCGTAGTCCTCATAAGCAGTATTATTTTCTGCATTTATGGTTTTGTCGCACTTACGGTAGCTCCGACACCGAACTCTCCACGCACCTATTAAGTCCCAGTCGATCCTATTCGCCCCCTTAGTCGGGTCTATAAGGATAAATTGGTGGAGGCGGGGGGAATCGCACCCCCGTCCTGTAAACCTTTCGACTTGTTTCATCGAGTTAAGTTATTTATAATACATTAAGTTGGGCCAAATGTCAAGCATTATTTTCATATAAATCTCGACATTCTAGCAAGTAATCTGTGTAATTGTCACGATGTTCCACGAATAGTTGTGGTTCTTCATTCGCTACACCAATGATAATTACTGATTGTGTGATAGGTATTCCTGTTCTTTCCTCAAACATGACGGCATAACCAGCACATTGAGCGAAATAGTTCTTTATATATGACTTAGTTTTCTGTTTAGCAGAG